TATATTTGTCATTTATTAATTTAACCAAGAACAAACTTATTATTAATTTTACGCAAATTACTCTAAAATTTCAATTTCGTCTATTAATAAATCTGGCAGTAAATCTAATTTTGGTTCTTCAATATTATGAATATCTGAACTATCTAGATTAAAATTTTGTTCTGAAATTGTTAATTTTACATTATCATCATCATCGTCATCACCAGATTCTTTTTTTCTTTGTTCATTTCTCATTACGCTAATTTCTTCCAATCTATCTATACTTTTTGGTGCGGTAATTTGTGATACTCCATTATCAGTTTGAACGTAATCGATATCATTAAAAGTAACACCACTTTTTTGTAATTCATCTACAATAGAAGATTTTTCTTCAGGAGCAATTATAGGCTCATGAGTAACTTCTTCTTTAATTTCTTCAATAACATCTTCCTCAATAGATTCATCCATATAAGCTTTTAATATAGCTTCAACTGGTATACTTTCCCTTAATGTATTTAATATACATTCTTGAACAATTATTTCTAGTTCTCTATAATTTTTTTGAATTTGTAATGGTTCAATGCCTACTTGAAATAAATATACATTCTTATACACTTTTCTTGCTACATTAATATAAACTTTATGAATAAAATCATCTAACTTTGGAACATTAATATCAATTTTTTTTTGTTTCTGTCCTACTCTCATAGCAGTTAAAATTTTAAGCTGAATAATATGAACACATGTTACTAAATCTTCTAAATAATTACATGCTGATTTTTCACATATTCTTTTTCTCTCATTCTCCACTATCTGTTGATTCCACTTTGGAATTCGAGATATTAAATTTTGAAAGGTCATTAAATATTTATCCATTTCATTATTATCTTTACAAAGTTTAATAGATTCTTCAAGTATAGATTTATATCCATCAATTATTAATGGTGTTAATATAGTAACTAATCTAGCTCCCCATTCATTTTTAGATTCGTGAAGCGCACTTACATTAAAATCGTCCATTTACATAAAACTTATATTTTCTAAAGATAATTCTGAACTTAAAAAAACAAAATTTAATATAAACAATATTAAAAGTTTCTCATTCCTAAATTCACTTCTTATACGATTAAAACAAATTAATAATTCATATCTTTTTTCTGTATTAAGTATATTATCTAAAAACTTTGGGTTTTCCAATAAATGTAAAATATCTAATGCGCTATAACTTTTTTCATATAGTTTAGTAGATAACAACATTAAATTTTCAATTGAAATTTTTTTCGTAACTGATTTTGTAAGTTCTTTTTTAAGCAAATCTAATTTTTGTGCTTTTATATCTTTCATATCGAAGACTTGATTTAAATTATATTTATAAAGATTTACTGGCTGAGAATTAATAACTGGTTCGGAAACATATATTTCACAAAATCTTGATAAAATTGGTTTCATTAGATTATATTTATCCTGAGCTATAATAAAAAATCTAGTATTATGACTGAATAATTCTATACACCTTCTCAATGCGGATTGAGCATCCATTGTTAATTTATCAGCGTTAAGTAATATAATACTTTTAAAATTATTGCCACCATTTGTGTTAATATGTGTCTTAGCAAAAAATTTTAAATCATCTCTTATAAATTTAATACCTTTACCATGTGAACAATTTACATACATAACAAAAGTTTTGATTTTCTCTTTATTGTTATCATAAATTTTATGGACAAATTCATTAACAATAGTACGTTTACCAGCACCTGTTGGACCATGGAATAGAATGTTCGGAATTTTATTTATTTTATGAAAATAATTTAATTTTTCTTTTATATTTTGATGAATATTTAATGACATAATGTTATTATATTTTATGGAGTGTTTTTATATTTAAATAAAACGTATTTATTAATTGATTTAATTAAGCGATTAGTAAGAATTTTGTAAAATTGTTCATAACTCATATTTATTGCCTGTTTATTTTTATCCATATTGTAATATAACAACCTCATGTTTTACAAACTCTTCTATTCCATAATCTATACATTATACGGGACTATTTTTCTACCTCATCTTGTCTATCTTGTCTATCTTGTCTATCTTGTCTATCTTGTCTATCTTGTCTATCTTGTCTATCTTGTCTATCTGGTTTAACGTAAAAGATTCAATATAAATTTATTACGTGTTAAAATTTTTATAAATTAATTTATCAATAATTTATAAAAATTATACAGAGCTAGTTAGTGATTGTGTATATGGATTATTTTTAAATGCTGTTAATATATCAGGATTAATTCTATCACAACCATAACATTCATTATAATATTGTGGAGCACGAATAGCACCATAAGTTTGAGCAGATGGAGGCAACGAGCTTAAATTAGAGTAAGCGGGATTAACTCTACCTGAAAATCTATCATTATCATCTTTACAATGAACATTCATTTGTTGGTTAAATATTTGGGTTCCGCCTTGATTGGGTCTGTTATAAATAGTTTGAGATTTAATGTCGTTATTATGTTGTCTATATGCAGCATCATAATTCATATCACCATAACCAGTAGCATACCCACCAGCAGATGTATAGTATTCACTGCTTGTAGTATCTCTTTGTGTTAAATCAGGACTAGTATAATTATTAACATAAACACCATCTTTTTGTCCATTAATATTGAAATTCAAACTATGTAATGTAGTTTCCTTAATGGTGGTTGGCGTAGAATCTTGTGGATTGTAAACTGGACCTTTTGATATTGAATAAGCACCTTCTCCATAAACTCTAACATTGTTAATGGTTTCATCCTTTCTAGTTGGTTTTAAAATATCCATTAAAGGAGCAATAACTGCACCAATAGCTCCACCAAAACCGCTTCTCATTGTATCTGGTTGTCTAACTGACGAACGATGATTTTCATAATTTGTATGACTACGTAAAAACCCTTCTTTATCAGTATGGTCGCCTCTTCCAACTGCCATTCCATGATTAACACCTCCTTCTAATACTTCATGACGTTTTGATGGTTCAAAGTTTTGTGGAGCAGTGGTAGCTTTCACATCAATAGCCCCTGCAGGTCCCATATAATCAATAGGAATGTCATTTTTTCTTACGATACCCATCTCTTGAATTGGTCTCAATGTTTCTCCTTTAGATGCTCCAGTAGTTGTTAACCAACGATCCTGAGTATTAATAAAAAAAGTATCTGGTCTTTGTTTTTCAACACGACCCAACATTTGAGTGGTAGCTGCTGTTTTAATAATTGAGTCAGCAGGTCCTTCGTGTCCCGATAATTCATATTCTAATTTTGGATTAGTATCAACTCTTAATTCATCAACTGTCTTAGGTAACCATTTATCTCTTGCTTCCATTCCTGAGTTATATCCACCACTTCCATTAATACTATAACCTTGATTTAAACCTGGACCAACCATAATAGTGTCAAATGGTTTAACATTATTATTTTTTACTCCAGGATTTACTCGAGATTGATAAAAATCACTTTGGTTTGGCATACCATAAGCCCATTGCATATTTTCTTCAGGTTTAAATAAAGGTGCTTGCTCAATTTTCTTAATAGTTTGAGAACCCGAACCGATCATATTGTCTAAAACAGATTCTGTAATATTCATGTCATAAGTGCGACCTTTAACTTTACCACCATTAAATGGTATCATGTTATTATGTTTAAATTGGTCGGATTTTAAGTAGTTACCAGTAAGAGAAAAAATATCTTGTGGATTTTTTCCTACATCTACACCTTTTCTCTCTTTTTGTTGATAGAAATTTTGATTAAAATACTTATCTGTAGCTGAATTTGGATTTGGATAATTTTGAATAGTATCAACAGATTGATTTATGTTTAATACAGGGAAATTTTGTTGAGGAGTATTCGTATTTGGTAAATAATTACCAAATCTCTCACTATCTCTTGTAGCTAGATTAGTTTTAATCCCCATATTTACAAAATTTTCTTGTGTCATTTTTCTGATTTCTTTTTTAGTACAATCTTCATTTTTTTGATTTGATATTACATACATACCACCTAATGCTATTAAAGGTACTGCTATTTCCATATTTATATATATAGAGTATTATATTTTAATTCATATATAATAATCTAAATGTCAATTAAATAAATTTTAATTAATACTTTGACATGAATTAGTCTGAGCACAAATTGTAGGACCACCTACATAATTACCTCTAATTAGATTATAACTTGTTGGCAACATATTTTTTGTCTCTTCTAAAACACAATCTCTCTTTGGAGTGAAGTAGTCCTTTTCTAAAATTCTTGAACTTAAGTTATTTTGAAATGGAATACATACGTTTGCTTGTGGATTTAATTGTGGATATTCAAAATTATTTTGTTCTAAATCTCTATACCACCAGACAGGATTTGTTGCTCTAGATTGTTCTGTGGTTAATTTATTACATGTTGGATATTGAATAGCTTGATTTGGCACGTTATATTTTTGATATTCATTTTTTCCTAAACAATCTCTACTCAAAATTCTATTTACACCCCTTAAATCACTCTCTAAATTAATTGTATTTGTTCTTAAGTTTGCTGCCCATTTTTGAGGAATAATTTGTGGATCTTCTATATAACAAGGATTATCACCATTTCCTGGAACATTTAATATCCATCTACCTGGATCGGTTGATTGCTGTAATGATTTTTTTGTTCTACAATTGTCATATTTAAATCTTGTGAATGCCATTTTATATATTTATATGATATATTTTAATTTAAATACTTTTTATTTTTAATATATTAAAATGGAACTTGTATTAAATGAGCAAAAAAAACCAACTTTATGTTTAAATATGATTGTTAAAAACGAAAGTCGCATTATTAAAAGATTATTTGATTCTGTTTTAACTATAATCGATTCTTATTGTATTTGTGATACTGGTTCAACAGATAATACAATTGAAGTTATTGAAAGTTATTTTAAAGAAAAAAAAATCCCTGGCAAAATTGTTAATGAACCTTTTAAAAATTTTTGTCATAATCGTAATTTTGCTTTACAGGCTTGTATTGGATTATCTGATTACGTGTTATTTCTTGATGCTGACATGATTCTTGAAGTAAAAAAATTTGATAAATCTAATCTTGATAAAGCGGAAAGTTTTAATATTCTTCAAGGAAATGATTCATTTTACTATCAAAACTTGAGAATAGTTAAAAATAATGGACTATATAAATATGTTGGAGTTACACATGAATATATTGATATACCACAAAATAGCACTATTTTTTCTCTAGATAAAAAGGTTATTTTTATTAGAGATATTGGTGACGGAGGCTCTAAAAATGATAAATTTGAACGTGATATTAGATTACTTCTTGATGGCATAAAAGAAGAACCTAATAATGCACGTTATTATTTTTATCTAGCTAATAGTTATCATGATTCCGGACGGTTTGGAGAAGCTATTAATGTATATAAAAAACGAATTGAATTAGGTGGTTGGAAAGAAGAAGTTTGGTATAGTTATTACAGAATTGGCTTATGTTTTAAAAATATTAATAAATTTGCGGACGCTTTATTTTATTGGTTAGAAGGTTATGACTATTACCCTGAACGTCTTGAAGGAATATATGAAATTATTAAACATTATAGAATTGTATCTAAACATAAATTGTGCTTAAAATTTTACAACTTAGCAAAAGAAATTCTTGATAAAAATGAAAACAGAGATTCTTATCTTTTCTTATATAATGATGTTTATTTACATAAGATTTATTATGAATTTACAATATTTGCTGGTTATTGTAATATTACTAATATTGATAAAGAAATTATTATAATATTTAATAACTCTACCAATCAACTTGAATTAGATAATGTTTTATCTAATATGAAATTTTATAAAAACGTTTTACAAAAAAAAGGATTATTAAATGCTGATAACAATATTACTTCCGTAATTAACGGGGAGAATATTAATTTTGTATCCTCCTCTAGTTGTTTAATTAAAAAACACAATTCTGATGGATATTTCATTAATATTAGATATGTTAATTATTATATTGAAGGTAATGGTTCCTACAAAAATTGTGAAAAACATATTATATCTGTAAATAAATTTGTTGACGTTGACAAAAATTTTAAAATTATAAAAGAAGGATGGATGGATCTATTATTTGATGAACGTTTATATATTGGTATTGAAGATGTTAAAATTTTTTATGATAATTACAAAAATAAGTTATTGTATATCGGAACTGGTTATCATTCAAATAATAAGATTGGTATTGTCTCTGGTGAATATGATTTAAATACGAATAAATTTGAATTAAATGAATTAAAACAATCGTTTAATAATTCATCATGTGAAAAAAATTGGGTTTTTGTAGATTATAAAGATGAAACGCATATTATCTATGATTGGCATCCTTTAAGGATTTGTAAACTTGAAAATAATGATATTAGTGTTATTGAAACTAAAACTACACCTAAAATCTTCTCTCGAGTAAGAGGTTCTAGTTGTGGATTTGTTTATAATAAAAAACTTGAAGAGAATAATAATGGTAATATTAAAATTGATATAACAGAACCTGAGATATGGTTTGTAAATCATATTGTTTCATATGAAACACCAAGACATTATTATCACATCATATCAGTATTCGATTCGAATATGAATTTATTACGTTATTCTGCACCATTTAAATTTGAAGGAGAACCCATTGAATATTGCTTAAGTATTGTTGTTGAAGATGACAGAGTATTAATTAATTATAGTGTATGGGATAGAACAACTAAAATTGGTGTTTATGATAAAAACTATATAGATTCATTATTATTATACTAGATTAATGATATAAATATTATTATATTATTAATAAATGTCAACTACGTTTGTTACTGCTTATTTAAAAGTATATGAAGAGGAATATGATATTTCTAGAACATTTGAAAATCGTTTAAAACATTTTATGCTTTTATTAGAAGTAGGCATCAATATTTGTATTATTATTGACCCTGAGTTACAAAGTAAATTTAATGAACTTGAATTAAAATTCAAAAATCTTAAAGTTATTAAATCATTATCTATAAATGAACTTGAATTATATACAATTGGAGAAGAAACACCAGAATTATGTAATCTACCAAATAATAGAAATCAATTAAAAGATACAAAAAATTATATGTTTTTAATGTTGGCAAAGTTGGAATTTTTAAAAAAGACAATTGATTTAAATCCATATAATTCAGATTATTTTTGTTGGTTTGATTTTAGTTTACCATATATTTTTAAAGATATGAATAACACATTATTAAAAATAAAGAATATATCAAATACAAAATTTAAAGAAGATTTTATCTATCTTCCTGGTTGCTGGAATTTTAAAATAAATGATATAAATTATTTAAAAAATAATATTGTTTGGCGATTTTGCGGTGGTTTTTTAATTGGCGATAAAAGAAGTTTAATTCATTTTTATAATATGAGTAACGATTATTTTTTTAAATTTTTAAATGAAACAAAAACTTTGGTTTGGGAAGTTAATTATTGGGCTTGGTTGGAAAATAAATGTTTAATATCGCCTACATGGTATTTAGCTGACCATAATGATTCTATAGTTTATATTCCTAATAAATAATAATATAAGACAATATTTTCACACCTTTTTTGTATTGTAAATCTAATGGATGTAAATGTTCAAGGTTGTAATAATGCTATTTTATATTTTATTCCATTAAGAGTTATTACAAGATGTTCTCCACTATTACCACCAGCACTATTACTTTGTAAAGCATTCCCTGTAAATACTATTCCACCAGTAGTGCTTTCAGGGTTTAATTCTATATTAGAATTAGTTCCAGTTGTTTGTAATAACATAGCAGAACTCGCAGTTAAAGTAAGGTTTTGGTTGGTAGATATAGTAGTTGGAGTAATTGATGTAGAAGTTCCTGGGCCTGAATAATCATTTAACAATATTGCATTATTATTCAAAGTAACAACATTTATTTCTGTGGGTGTAAGACCATCAGATAATACAATTTGTGGATTGTTTATTGGATTTATATCTACATATCCAGAAGTTGTTCCAGAAAAATCATCTAATCTTGTCTTTTGGACCCTAAATGAACCTCCGTTTTCAATCCATATTCCTTCTAAACCAGCTGAAAGTGGGTTTGATACTTGTGGTGTTAGCGCTAAATACGTAGGGTCTATTCCGCCCGAAACATACAAATTACCGAAAACTTGAACATCGCCGGTGTAGCCAATTCCTGTATATCCTGGACCAGTAGGACCTGTATAGGCAGTATTAACCCATTGACTTGCTCCAGTTGGTCCCGTATCACCTTTTTGTCCTGTTGATCCGTCGTAACCAGTTGGACCTGTATCTCCTTGTTGTCCTGTTGGTCCTGTATCACCTTGTTGTCCTGTTGGTCCAGTGACACCAGTTGGTCCATCAAGTCCATCAAGGTTAACATAATAAATTACAAAACCACCAAATGATCCTTGAATATTTGTTATATTTGATATTGTGATAGCGCCTGTAAGAGAATTATAACTTGTCACTATTCCCTCGAACATATTGTTAAGGTTAAATTGTTCTACTACAATTACAGTATTTCCTGGAATATATGCTAGTCCTGTATTTATTGTAAATGACACAGAACCTCCTGGAGTGGGTGCTAGTGCCACAGGTAAAGATGGAGATAAATATCTATCACCTGGTATTCCTGCTGGTCCAGGTTCACCTGTTGGACCTCTACATCCTCTTCCAGTGGGACCAGTATAACTTTCTCCAGCAGGCCCAGTCCATCCTCTTTCTCCAATACCAGCAGGTCCAGGTGGTCCTTGTGGTCCGACAGGACCTTGTGTTCTTAAATCGCAACATTTTTGTGCACCTAAATATTGTGGATAATTAGCATAATACCTTGACATTATATATAATAATTATAATAAATTATTATTTATACATTAATTATTTGTAGTAAACGTTCTTTATCGATATTGTCATAATCAAATAAATATTTATTACACCATTCAGTATTATCATTTGTAGGAGAAACGTATAAATTTAATTTATTTCCAATATATCCGTTATCAATCAATTCTTTTTCTGGAATAACATAAAATTTTCTATTTTTACAATGTAACCAATACAAATCGTTATCTCCTTCTTCATAACTTTTATTAATACATTTTCCTTGAACTCTACATTTATATTTGATTAAATTAAATGAAAAAGAATTATGATTACCGTGAATAATTGAACCTACTTTTTCTTGAACCTTTTTCTCTCCAATTTTAAAATCATACACTAATCCTTCAACTTCATTATTAATAAAATCAATAAAATCTATTTTTGTTTCTCTTAGGTTACGATATTCTTGTTCTTGTTGTTGGCTCTTGCTTGTTGGAGTATTTAATATATTTAAGTTAATTTTAGTTGTTGAATCATAATAAACTTGTAATTTTTTAATCAAATTTTCAGAAGTAACTTCATATTTATTATATTTAGATTTTTGTGCAATACCAATAGTTTTTAAACCATTTACTTCTTCATATGGTATCAACCACATTTTTTTATCTTCTTCACAAATACATAAAAGAATACAATTATTGTATTGTCCATTATTTAATCTAAAATAATATTGTTCCCTGTTAGTTTTTTTATAAGTTGTTTTGACCTGGATACCTAACCATAAATCATGTTCTTCATATATTGTTTTAATTACTATATCAGCTTTACATCCGTCAAATGTTTTAATTATAGCAAATTTATCACTAATTAAAGTTTTAACATAATTAATACATTTTAACTCTTGTAAACAACTATTTTTATTGTCTCCTACTCTAAATTCTTTCAATTTTTCTCCTGTATTTTTATTTACACATTTTGGACAATTTAATCCTTGGTTTAATGTAGTAAAATTTTTATAACTTACAATATTTTCGTGACCACAACAAGCAGTATACTTAATTTTACAATTATTATTTTTATAACTTTCATCAAATTCTTCTTTAGACATAGTTACGGAACAATTTTTATCTGTAAATTTTTTACATACAACTTCATATGTTGGTATATCTAATGCACATTTTTTACATTTTATACCTGCTCCACAAATGAAGTCTTTACACCTTTGGACATTTAAAACGCCGACTTTATTTTAGGTATTTTTTGGTATTATTTTTCCTTGTTTTATTTTTTTTATAAACAGCATTTCTATTGTAAGCACCCTTAAATATATTTTCATATTTTTCCTTTGGAATATTTCTTACAACATTTGAAATATTTTGTTTTATTTCGCTATGAGTTAAACCTTCTATTTTTCTTAATCTTGCTTTCATCATACTAAAATAATTTTCAATTGAATTTGTAAAATGTTGATATGGAACAGCATAAAGCAGTTTATTATTTTTATTTACTAATTCTTTTATTTTATCGTTTCTATGACTACTCGCATTATCTAAAATAATTAATTTACCTTTATATTTACTCGTTATATGTGTTTCTAAAAATTCATATAATCTATCAGCATTTATTCCACTTTTTTCATATAATTCCCAACCTAAAACCCCTTTTGTTGAAATAGCAAATATTCCTGTATATTTTTTGAATACTTCTTGTGATTGTGTTTTTATTACACATCTCTTTCCTTTTTCACTATAACAATGATGTCGTTTTTCTAATGATTTTATGCTTGTCTCATCAATACAGATTATATCATCCACATTATATTTTTTAATTTCATCATAAAATTCTTTAATTTTACTATTGATATTTATTTCCTTACCAAATCTTTTAACTGGTTCGTGTCTAAATCTTGTCATTTTTAGAGTTATATTATTGTCATTAACCACACGATTTAAGTGTCTTCTTGTAATGTCAAAATTAGGATATTTATGTTGGATTTTTGCTAATAAATCTTCCATAGTAATTGTTTTGTCTTTTTTGATTTCATCAATTATAAACTTAACTTCATTTTGTTTAATTTTATATGCTACTGGTTGTCTGTTATGTCTTTTAACTACACCTTCTTCATCATATTTTTCAACCCAACGCATTAAACTTCTTGGACTACATTTAAATATTCTACATACTTGTTCTTGTGAAACATCTTCGGTTAAATAATATTCAACCGCAGACATTTTGAAATCTTCGCTCTTATGTTTAGGCATATATATTATTTAATTATTTATAAAAAATTGAAATGCTTTTTATAAATAAAATACTTATCATAATACAATATAGAGAAATGGAAACTAAACCTGAATTAAATAATGTAGTTATTGAGGGTAATAATTTACCTGAACCTCCAAAAAAAATTAAGAAGACAAAACCTAAAATCTTAATTATTGAAGAAGAAGATATTGAAATAGAAGAACCTATAAATGTAATCGTAAACAAAGGAACTGGTGCTGGTGGTGCAAATACAAATTACTATGGTAAAAAATTTGAAGAAAAAACAAATAATCAAACGAGATTGTTAAATGATGGATACATTAAAAATAGTTTTACAAAAAAACCCAAGAAAGCATATGATTACTACTTATCAAAAACATTTGAAGATAAAACTATTATATTTGTATTACAAAATGGATTAAAAATGTATATGAAAAATAAATATAATATAGAGTTATTTAGATGTCCTGATGAAGCATATATAATTGAATACAATACAGGTAAAAAAGTTATAAAAATTTTAGAGAAAAAAGAACAGAATGTAGAAGGTTCTGTTGAAACTAAATTATGGAGTGGTCCTTCATTAAAAAGGGAATATGAATTAGTATTAGGCAATGATTTTGAAGTTTATTATGGTTTTTGTGTAAGTGAATTTTTGAAAAAAAAATTAACTTCAAACGAAAAAAAATATACAATATTAAATACGATATTTAACGAAACTAATATTTCTGTATTATTTGGTGATGATGAAAATTATTTTGAAACATTTGATAACTGGTTTAATAATTCTTTATAATAACTTCCTTTGCTTTTGCTTCCGGATTTTTGGAATTAATTGATCTTTTACATAAAATAGATGATATGTTATATTTTTCATTTGTAAAATTATCACGAACTAAACTTACATCAGCATTACTTAACATCATTTTTTTATTTGTTTCAGTTAATTTATGTATTAACTTAAATAAGTTGTTGTGATTATCAATATTAAATCCATTTTCAGTATATCCAACAAAGGAAGTATCTGTTTCTGGTGCGTATGGGGGGTCAAGATAAACATAATCATTTGGTTCAACATTATTTAATGAAATATTAAAATCACAGCATTCAAATATAACATTTTGTATTAGTTCGTGTATTTCGTCTAAATGTTCTTTGTTAATAATTTCAGGATTATTATAATGTCCGTAAGGAACATTAAATCCTTTTGGTCCAACTCTAAAAACCCCCCTAAAACAAGTTTTATTTAAGAATATAAACATCGCAGAACCTATTGTAGTTTTTTTATCAATAAGATTTAATTTATTATATTCACTTCTAATCCAATAATAGTAATTTTCCTTTGCTATTTTTGCTTCATTAATATTTTTTGGAGTTCTGTTAATTTCACCATTTCCACAAGAATTAAATTCCGTTATTATTTTTTGCAGTTCATCATACAATTCATTATGTTTTGATTGAATATTTTTATATATATGAATCAAAGGTTCGTTTAAGTCATAAGCATAAATATTTCCATGTATTTTTATAATTCCATTTTTAACATATGATAATAATGTTAATAAAACACTACCTCCACCTAAAAATATTTCACGATAATTATTTATATTTGTTGGAAACTCAACAATAAGTTTATCTAATATTTGTGTTTTACCACCAACCCACTTTAAAATAGGTTTAGGAATAGTTATTTTTTTATGATTAATATGCTTAACAAGTTTATTATCATAAATGATATCATCTTCATCAATAATTTCAAACTCAATTGGTTTTGCTTTTTTAATTTCAACTAATTTTTCCTTTACAGCAGTATCTATCATTTCTTTAATTTTGCTCTCAACAACACAAGGATTTTTTTTATTTAGATGAGTTGTATAATGAGACTTTTGGTTAAACTCTTTACCACACTTTTCGCAAGTATATTTACCCATATTTAGTTATAATATACCTTAATATTATATTTTTAATTCAATTTTTTTAAATATAATTAAATAAAAACAATATTTACCTAAAAATAGTTAAAAATATAATATTTAGTAAATATATAAATGGGAAAAAAGAAAAAGCAAGAATTCCAAGAATTTAGGAATAATGAAAAATCTGCTTATAAAACCTTAAAAATTCCTCTCAAAACGATTTTACTTAATCGTGACACAATACAACCAGTTATTAATAATTTGGTTTTTGAAATGAATGATTTAGTAATACATACTTATCAATTTATAAGGTTATATATTCTTTATTGTTTTACTAATAATAATCCTTTACCTGAATTAAATGACACATTTATTTCTTATTGTATTAAGACATTAGGAACTCGTGATAATAGAGGAAAGAAATGTAAAGATACTGAACTATTAGAAACATTAGAAGAATTTTACAAAATAGAATATCAACCCTTACTTAATCACGAAAAAACTAATTTAAATAACACTACTTTTTTACTACCTTATTTAGCAACGCAAATTCATACATCTTTATCTAATAATATTCAAGAGCACTTTATTCAACATTTTTTACGATTTATCAATAAAACGACTGATGATATTACAGAAGATAAACAACTCTTATTTCAATTCAAAAAGAACATTATGGAATTAACAGATACAAATGAATTATTTAATGATTGGAAAGAAATGCATTTACAAAATATTATTCCTGAAAATGTTAAAAAATCGGTTTATTATGATGTTAAGGTTAGACCATTTGATTATTTGAAAGGAATGTTATATATGAATGATTTATTAGAAAAACAAGAAAGTAAATTATTTCAACCATTACCATTACGAAATAATATTATACCAAAGCATATTATTTTAGATACTGCTTGTATTATCAATTTATTTTGTCCTGAAAAAGATAAAGAAGGAAATAAAATTAAAAAAGGAGAATTATTAAGTAATGTAAAAGATAATCAAAATGAAGTATGGAGTAATTTGTTGAATTTAAACCATAGAATATTCAAGAATAAACATTATCAGTTTCATAATCAAATTCAAACAGACGGAATTTCGTGTTGTTTATTATTTATTCGTAAAGATTTGAAGGATAAAAAATGGGGTGCAAAAGTGCCTGTATTGGAAGAACAAGATTTTTACAATATAGAAGATTTATCCAAACAACAATTAGATACACTAAAAGATAGAACCATTATTGGTTGCGACCCTGGAAAAAGAAGTTTAGTTTATATGATGGATAATACAGGAAATAAACTACAATACACCGCACCACAGAGAAAAAGGGAAAGTAAAGCAAAATGTAATCAACGAATTTTGTTATATGAAAGAAAGAAAAATGGAATTATTGAAAAAGAAACACAATTATCATTTCAAAATAGTAAATCAGTTGATTATGAAAAATTCAAAATATATCTTGTTGAAAAGAATAAATTAAACAAAGGAACAATAGAATTCTACAAAAAAGATACTTGGAGAAAAATGAAATTTAGACAATATAGTTATGGTAAGAAAAGTATTGATACATTCTTAAATAAAATAAAAGAAACATTTGGAGAAAATCTATTAATCGGTTATGGAAATTGGAGTAGAGATACTCAAATGAAATTTTTTATGCCTACAATGAATAAGGGATTAAGGAAACTAATACATAAAAAATATGATACAATAACCATAAATGAATGTAATACAAGTAAAAAATGTTGTGATTGTCATAAAGATTTAGAGTATTACAAAGATAAAGAAGGTAAAAAGGTATTTCGTCTATTGGTTTGTTCTAACTGCGTGAGTTGCGAAAACAAAAAAATCGTATTTAGAACAAGAGACGCAAATTCCTCAATAAATATTTTGAAATTAACGAAATGTTGGATAGAGAAACAAACAAGACCAACAGAATTTCAAAATCCACAAGGATCGCCTGCGAGACAGGCTTTGCATATTTCGTCTTTCACTTCTTCGCCAACCAAAGAGAAGAAGAAAAAGTAAGACCATCAAAATTGATTTTACATTTTTGTATTTTTTTAGCGTCAAAGTCGGCGTTTTAAATGTCCAAAGGTGTAAAACAAATAGTATTATTATGACCACAAGTAGCAGTATAATCTAATTTTACCAACTGATTAGAATATGCTTCACTTATTAAGATACATTTTTTTTGGGAAAATATATCTTGAACTTGTTGATATGTATATCTTACAGGCATAGTTTATATTGTATTATATATTTATATTGTTTTGTAAATATATAATAAATTTAGGGGAAATCAAACTATGAGGAGGGGAGTTGTGCTAAGCAGAGCTTTATCTCACCCAAACTGGCAACATTATACTTAACAACCAAAGGCAAATCGTTCTCAAGATAGACTTCAATTTGTTGACATAGATTAGTACATTTAATAAAATATCCTAAATTTTTTAGAGAGAATTCCCCTTGTATCACTTTAGATGAATCTTGCTTCAAAGTAAAAGACATTGAGCCATCAGATTCAGCTCGATGAATTTCAGCAGAAGCAAATTGACCAGAACATTTAAAAATTAATTCATTTCCAACAGATTTTATTTCAAGTTTATCTGAAATACAAGTTAAATCACGAATAATTTTTTGAAAATCAGTAGAAGGTAAATTAATAATAGATGAAAAAGTAACAGCAGGATATTGTAATTCTTCGGGATCAGGTTCAATTAATCGTAATTTTTGTGTCTTACATTGTTTAATTTCATTATTCTCATATTTAAGTGTTAAATAAGAGACAATACCATCTACATAATCAGAATTTTCAATATAGATAGTTAATGTTTCTTCATTTTCAATAGTGTTAATTAACTTAAAAAGATGAAACATATTAACACCAATAATTATTTTATCTTTTTTACACTCATAAAATTCAAAATTTTGTGCTGCTAAAAATAAATGCACTAAAACAGTATGGGATTTATCCATATTAATAATTCTCATTCCATCTGGTTCGAATGTGATATTCGTTTCTAATAAAATATCTTTTAAAGCCGTCATTAATGTTCTAAATGGAGCAATTTGAACAGTCTTAATTGTTAGGACATTTACTTCAGTAGATGTTAAAAGTTGGTTGTTATTTGAAAATACAGACATTATAGTTAAATGTAATTTAAAATCTTTAAATACTTATGTATTTAAATATTTAAACGCAATTTTTTAAATTATAATTTATTTATAAATTAATTTATAATTTAACTTTTGGAACTCGCCTAGTTCCGCGACCATGCTTTGCTCTTGCTCTTTTGGCTAAAGTAAGTGCTTTTGATTTAGGTTTACATCCTTCTTCTAAAATATTATAATCAACAGCTGCAGCTTTACCGGATGTAATTGAACTTGCTAAACGAGCTACTCCCCAAGATTGAGCAGTTTGATTTGGTCTTGAACCAGAAGAATAATATGCTCCAGCACCTTTATTGATAATTTTTTCTAAAGCTAATTTTGAACAACCAGTTGCTTTGGCCAATTCATATGTAGCGCCAATTTTATTTACATGATACATTTTCTCTGCCTTGATTATGTGGTTTGATTTTTTTGACTTAAAAGAAGCGACTTTAGGCCTAGAATGATAAATTCCTTTCTTATAAAGACGACGAGATTTCATAAGCTGTTTGCCTTGTCGTTTTCTGTCTTTACGTGTTAGACGTTTTGGTAAATATCGTAAATTAATTTTCATATATTATATTTATATTTATATGTTAGATATTTGTCTAACATTTAACTCTGATACAGATATCATACCTTTCAGAATATTTACACTTTTTACAATTACTATGCTTTGTTGAACCACCAAATAAAAAAAGAGGTTTCCCTCATTTTTTATTTTTTTATTTAATTTTACTAATTTTTCTTAATTTACGTATTCCATACCTCAACCTCAACTACGTTAGTCTTTCGTTTGCTCTATATACTCTAAATTTACCTTTTTCAGATATATATCTTATTGTATCATCATCTTTTTGATTTTGATAACATGTAATACGAAAACTTATGTCTTCTATAGAACAATCTGGTAAATATGCACGAAGAATTCGCACTCTATCTTTTTTATCGCGACTTGCTTTACAGACCGTAGTTACTAACACATCATCATCTTTATTCCATTTCTGGTTTTGCATTTTCAGAGTTTTTATACTCAAATAACTTATTATTTACGTGTATTTCATCAAAATAAAGAAAAAGTATTTCAATTTTGCGTTTTAAATAGTGTTTTTACATTAACTAAAAATTTATAATCTGCATTTGCGAAACGAATTGTCTTAAGAAATGTAAAAAACACGTAAATATTATTTAAAATATTAAATATTTAAAAACATTTAATTACTAATTATAATGTCAGAACCTAAACGCACTGATTGTCTTTCGACTGTTGAGAAGCTTTATGAAAAGTATAAAGATAATGAATATATGTTACAAAGAATATATAATCATGTTCATGTTTATCTACCAAATACACTCGAAAATGAGTCTAAAAATCGTGAAAAAAGACAAAATCTTAATTCATATCTGTCTGAAGAACAACAAATATTTATGCAAGTTTTTTTGAGTAAAAATAACTATTATTATCTTTCTAACAATAACTTTTATTATGAATATAATGGTAAGGATTATTTTATAGTTAAGGAAGATGATATTATTCATAAACTTCTCTCCTCCATATCTAAAGATAGAACACTTTTACAATGGAAACACAAAACAAAAGCTAATATTATCAAACAAATTAAAGAAAGAAATTTATTTTCATCTATTCCTGAAACTGATACTATTCAAAATATTTTAAACGCACTTTATCCTACTTTCTTTTCATCTAAAAATTCTGCCAAATATTTTCTAACCATTATTGGTGACAATATATTAAAAAAAAATTCTGATTTAACATTTATGGTTAGCACTAAAATGCGACAATTTTTAGATGAATTAGAATCAGTTGCTATGTCTTCAATTGGTAATGGTAATATTTCTTATAAGTTTGTAACTAAATATCATGAGACTCATACTTTTAATAATTGTAGATTGATCCGAATGAATGAAAATTTTTCTAATGAATATTGGAGAGAATTACTCAAAAAAATTGGCTTAAATTTATTATGTGTTGCTGCTCATTACTCTAATAGACATAATAGCTCAGATAATTTTTTAAACACTAAATCTGATGAAGAACTTACTAATTATTCTTATACGCTTAAATACACAACTGAAAATGGATTAATTGATAAATTTATTGATCAATTTATTGAAAAAACTTCTGACGATTTTAGAGTTGAGTGGAAAAATTTACATTTTGTTTGGAAACAATTTCTCTCTAGTAACAATTTACCAAATGTTATTTTTTCTAGTAGTTTAAAAAATTTTTTGAAAGATAAAATTACATTTGATGAAGAAACTGACTCATTTATTGGTATTACTAGTAAATACTTACCTTTATATAAAGATTTTATACAATTTTGGAACGAAACTATTACTATTAATCATTCACCAGATTTTGAAAATGAAATTGAAGTTGAAGAAATTTGTTCTTTGTTTAAATTATGGAGTAAAAATAAAAGCGCTTTATCGGAAGAAAATATTATTAAAATTTTAAAACATTTTTTTGCATCTGAAATTGTTGAAGATAAATTTATATTAAATGTTATATCATCTATTTGGAATAAATCAAATGATATTGAAAATTCAATTTTATATATTAAAGAACAAATTAAAATTAACCATAAACTTTCACTAATTAGTTTTGATGATCTATATAGTTTTTACCATAAATATTGTACTAATAACTCTATCAAGTTTATTGTTAGTAAACGATATTTTGAAAAATATTTATATTATAAATTTTCTGAGTATATTGTGTATGAAAAATTTATTAAAGTTGAATGGGTTGATATTTAATTGTAATATTATATAAACTAATTTTTACTACTACTACTACTACTAATTTTATACACAAACTATTGCTTGAGTTGAGTGTTTCAAAACATCTTGCAATTATCTAAATTTTTATTTAATCTGAGTTACCAGCAATAAATTGAACATTATCGCCAGATGTTCCTACGCCGTTACCATGATATGAAGAAGGAGATAATGGACCTCCTTGAGCCATACCACCTTTCATCTTTTTACTTTTACGACCTTTATGAAATAACTTAAATTCGCCTTTTTTAGCAACATATCCTAATTTTTTAAGATGTTTAATTGTTTTTTTTCCAGAAGCATGCTTTTTTCTTGATACAATACGGCCATGTTTATTTTTCATTAGATTACTTTTTGTTAAACCGCCAGAGGTTTTTTTAGCAGTTCCATGCCATACTTGAGCGCGAGTTCCTGTTGTTTGCATTATAAAGTTAATTGAGAAAATATTTTTATAACGCAATTTAAAATCTATTTACTGGCGGTATTCCACTTCCGCCAGGCATGCCTTCCATTTTACCTAAATAATTTACATTTAATGGTTTACCTAAATAAAAGTTGCCGAATTGAGTTTTCCCCGATATTCTACTAATCCTATTTATTTTTTGTGAATTACCATCTAATTTTAACAGTTGTGATAATCTCATTTTATTTGATAAATTTGAAAAATTTGTATTTGATGTATGAATTAATTTATAGTTTTTTGGGTTTAGTTCAATACAATGAGCTAAATTACAATTTATTTTTAATATGTCTGCAACATAACTTCTCATTAGTATATATATATTATTTATTTTTAATAAAATTGATTTTAAAAATAGGTTAAAAGTAAAAGTACATATTATATTAACAATGAGCACTAACGAGTCTAATACTGATTTATTCTTTGATGTTCAACAAAAAACTGATAAGCAACATATCTTGGATAATCCAGATACATATATTGGTTCTGTCGAAAGTATCGATTCTGATATGTGGATTATGAGTGAAGATGGTGAGAAAATTGTTGAAAAAAATATTAATTATATTCCTGGTTTATTTAAGTTATTTGATGAAGGTATTGTTAATTGTCGTGATCATGTTGTGAGAATGAAGACTAAAGTTGATTCTAATGTTGAGAATGCATTGCCTGTTTCTCATATTGACATTAGTATTGAAGCAGATGGTTCTATTACAATGATTAATGATGGCAATGGGATTGATGTTGCTCAAAAAGATGGTGTTTGGATTCCTGAACTCGTATTTGGACATTTAAGAACTTCGACTAATTATAATAAAGATGAAAAAAAAATTGTTGGAGGCAAAAATGGGTTTGGCTTTAAACTTGTTTTGATTTGGTCTAGTTATGGTAGAATTGAAACCATTGATCATATTCGCGGATTGAAGTATATTCAAGAATATAAAAATAACTTGGATGAAATTTGTAAACCTTCCATTACCAAGTGTAAAAATAAACCATATACTAAAATTACTTTTAAACCTGATTTCGCAAGACTTGGTATTTCTGGCTTATACCCGGATATGGTATCATTGCTTAAGAAGCGTGTTTATGATATTGGTGCTATTACTGATAAAAATATTAAAGTCAAATATAATAATGAATTAATTCCTATCAAGAATTTTGAGCAATATATCAACATGTATATTGGTGACAAAGCTACAGCACCTAGAGTGTATGAAAATAGTCCTGAAGGACGATGGGAATATGCTGTTGCTCTTACACCATCAGACGAATTTGTCCAAATTTCATTTGTTAATGGTATTCACACATCTAAGGGTGGAAAGCATGTTGAATATATTTTGAACCAAATTGTTAGAAAATTAGTTGATTTTATCGAAAAGAAAAAGAAGACCAAAGTCAATCCTAACACAATTAAGGAACAACTAATTTTATTCTTAAGATGTGATATTGAAAATCCAGCATTTGATAGTCAAACGAAGGATTATATGAATACACCTTCATCTAAGTTCGGCTCTAAATGTGAAGTCAGTGATAAGTTTATTGAAAAGGTAGCAAAAATGGGTGTTATGGATGCTGCTTTACAATTAACTGAAGTTAAAGAAACTAAAGTTGCTAAAAAGAGTGATGGAACTAAGACTAAATCTGTTAGAGGTATTCCTAAGCTAACTGATGCTAATTGGGCTGGAACTGAAAAGTCTAAGGATTGTATGCTTATTCTTTGTGAGGGAGATTCAGCTAAAGCAGGTATTCTTTCTGGATTATCATCAGAAGATCGCAATATTGTCGGAGTATATCCTCTAAAAGGAAAGTTACTTAATGTTCGCGGTGAACCAATAAAAAAGATTGCTGATAATAAAGAAATTTCTGAAATCAAGCAGATTCTTGGTCTTGTAACCGGAAAGAAATATTTAAATTTAGAAGATATCAATAAGAACTTAAGATATGGAAAGGTTTTGTTTATGACTGATCAAGATTTAGATGGTAGTCATATTAAAGGTCTTGGCATCAATTTATTTTCATGTGAATGGCATACACTTTCGCAAATTCCAGGATTTATTGGATTTATGAATACTCCAATCTTGAAAGCAAAGAAAGGAACTAATGAATTACATTTCTACAATGAAGGAGAATTTGAAGAATGGAAAGAGCAACATGATGTTAAGTCTTGGACTATTAAATATTACAAAGGTTTAGGAACAAGCACTGGTAAGGAATTCAGAGAATATTTTGAGAATAAAAAAATTGTTGAATTTCAATTTAGCGGTAAAGAATCTGACGACGCAATTGATATGGTATTTAACAAAAAAAGAGCTGATGATAGAAAAGATTGGTTAAAAATTTACAACAGAGATGCTTACCTTGATACTAGCAAGAAAAATGTATCTTATGAAGAATTTATCAATCGTGAATTAATTCACTTCTCTAAATATGATTGTGATAGAAGTATTCCTAATCTTATGGATGGTCTTAAGATTTCTCAAAGGAAAATTGTGTTTGCTGCTTTTAAACGCAATTTAAAGACTGAAATTAAAGTAGCACAATTTAGTGGTTATGTTTCTGAGCATTCTGGCTATCATCATGGTGAAGCAAGTTTAAATGCCGCTATCGTAGGAATGGCTCAAAATTTTGTTGGGTCAAATAATGTAAATTTGTTTGTTCCTAATGGACAATTTGGCACCAGATTACAAGGTGGAAAGGACAGCGCATCTGAAAGATATATCTTTACCTTACTGAATACAATTACTAGAAATATCTTTCAACAAACAGATGATAATGTTCTTAAATATTTAAATGATGACGGATTGTCTGTTGAACCAATGTATTATGCTCCAATTATTCCAATGATTCTTGTCAATGGATCTAAGGGTATTGGAACTGGTTTCAGCACTGATGTCATGTGTTATAATCCATTACAAATTATTGATTATTTACAAAATAAGTTAAGATATATTCAACCTAACGTAAATGTGATTGAAGACAATATTGACTTTATTCCTTATTATGAAGGGTTTAAAGGTCAGATTACTAAATTATCTGATGATCAATTCTTGATTAGAGGAACATATGAAAAACTAGGTGTTGATAAAATTAGAGTTATTGAATTGCCAGTTGGATTTTGGACTGAAGACTTTAAAGAATTAATTGAATATTGGTGTAATCCAGGAGAAGATAAAGATAAAAATAAAATTCAAGCCATTATCAAAGATTACGAAGATATGAGTAAAGATACAAATGTTGATTTTACTATTACATTTGTTAAGGGTAAATTAGAAGAATTAGAAAAATCTAAGGGTGAACATGGATGTAATGGTCTTGAGAAATTGTTGAAGCTTTATACGACAAATAGAACAACTAACATGCATCTATTTGATGCTAATGATAGATTACAAAAGTTTGATAAAGTATCTGATATTATTGATTCTTATTACGATGTGAGATTGAAATTGTATCAGAGTAGAAAAGATTATATGATTGAAAGTTTGGAACGTGAATTGATGTTGCTTACCAATAAGGCTAAATATATTAAAGAAAATCTTGATGGAACTATTGATTTGCGTAAGAAGAAGAAGGATCAAGTTATAGAAATGTTACAAACTAAAGGATATGATATGATTGATAATGAGGCAAATTATCACTATTTGACTAAGATGCCTATGGATTCAGTTACTGAAGAAAATGTTGATAAACTAAATAAGGAACATCATGATAAGGAAACTGAATTAGAAATTGTTAAGTCTACATCTATTAATAAGATGTGGTTGAATGAATTAGAAACTTTAAAAGAGCAATACATTGAATATAAAGAAGAGCGAACTAGACTAATGAATGGCGATGATTCTAAACTAAAGAAAAAGGTTGTATCTAAAACCAATGTAAAGAAGGTTGTAAAGAAACAAACATTATCGGTTGAAGATGATTAAATTATAAAATTTAGAACTTAAATATATATTTTTTATGTAATATATATTCAAATACTTAATATAAAGCCAACACTCATTTGGTTTCAGGATTGCTATAAAACATTCGATCTTATTTTGTTGACAAATCCTTTTCCTTATGCTAAATAACTTTTTGATTCTATAGCTAGAGAGATAATAAAGGAATTCACATTTAAAACCAACCTTTAAATTCAAGTTGTCTGTCAGTATTTGATGATTGAACAGGATGAGCAATTGGGATTACTAATGTACTAACATCGTCCATATATTTCATATATCCTTGAGCCTCACTATATACTTGTTGTATACAATAATTTAATACAATCTTATTAAGCTCTTCAATTTGTTGTGGAATATTAGATGGTTGATTTGCTGAATATTGTAAGAAAACGCTTCTCATTACAATTTTAATAGAATCACTATCTTGAGGACTAATAAGATATTGTCCATTTGATCTATTATAAACACCAGCTCTTATTCCATTTTGAATTATTTGAATATTCTCTTGAGAGAAAAAAACTTGCGATAAAGAAGTTTCGGTCCATAGACCTTCAGTTGCATTCCTAAATGTTACACACTGGTTAGCAGGTATTTTATCATACATTTTAAATAATGCTGAAGTATTTGGCGATTTTATGTTTACACGACCATTATTTACTTTATTCATTTTATAAAATAAGCAAATAGAAAAAATTATATCTATTTATTTTATATGGAAGGTTTTCAAAAATTTACTCTTTTCGCTGCAATAATTATATTAATAATTGCACTTATTATTATAGGAATTTTTCTTTCATCGTCTACTAATACTAATTGGCCACCAATGACACCTGATTGTCCTGATTATTGGACAATGGAACAGGATGTTTCAGGAAAAAATACAACTTGTGTTAATATAAAAGATTTAGGAACATGTCCTCCTCAAAGTGGTAATAAACATTTAACAATGGATTTTAATGGCTCTGAGTTTACAGGATCTAATGGCAGATGTGCTAAATACACGTGGGCTAAGAAGTGCGGAGTATCATGGGATGGAATTACTTATGGTGTTAATAATCCTTGTCAATCGTCGTCTTAATTACACTGATAAATCTTCAAGCGTGTAAATAATCATTATAAATATAATTTAATTATTATATACAAAATGAAACAAAAATCATATTTACCTAATGATATTATTAAACTTATTAGATAATTTTTACATGTTAATAAGGTTGATTTTACAAATAAAACTTTTTACAATTTACATCATCATAATATTATATGAAAAATGAAAAAGAGAAGTTTTTTACAATTTTTATCTAAACGTGATTTGTGTAGAAATCTACATAAAAAGAATGTTTTTAAATATATAAAATGGAATATAAAATGGAAGAATTAAATATTAATAAAATTCTAAATAGAGAGCAACAAGAAAAAGACATTAAAAATATTCTCAAAGAATTTGAATTTAATAAAAATAACTTATTATTTAAAAAAGGTATTTATGTTTATGGAGATCCTGGAACTGGTAAAACTACCTTTGTTACTAATATTCTTAAAGATTTGAATTATGATATAATTAAATATGATGCTGGCGATATTAGAAATACGGCAGTAATTGAAGATATCACAAAACATAATATGTCAGATAAAAATATTATGAGTTTATTTAATAAAAAGGTTAAAAAAATTGCGATTATAATGGATGAAATAGATGGAATGAATAATGGTGATAAAGGTGGTATAAATTCTCTTATTAAACTTATTCGTCCGAAAAAAACAAAAAAACAAAAATTAGAAGAAGTTACAATGACACCTATTATATGTATTGGCAATTATCGTATTGATAAAAAAATTAAAGAATTAATGAAGGTTTGTAATAGTATTGAGCTTAAAACTCCTACTCAATCTGAAGTTTCTAATATTATCAACAAATTAATGCCTTATATTGATAGTCAAATTCAAACCAAACTTATTTCTTATATTCAAGGCGACCTTAGAAAACTTAATAATATGTATAATTTAAATAAAAATAAACCTCAGCTTTTTACATGTCAAAACTTAGAAGAAATTTTTCAAATTAAATCTTATAATGATGATACTAAAAAAATTACAAATAAACTATTAAATGAATATTTACATATTAATGAACATAATAATATTATGAATGAAACTGACCGTACAAGTGTTGGTTTATTATGGCATGAAAATATTATTGATGTTATTGAAAACCTTGATAAAAAGCAATCAATACCTTTTTATATTTCACAGCTTGACAATATATGTTTTGCTGATTATATTGACAGAATTACATTTCAAAAACAAATATGGCAGTTTAATGAAATGAGTTCGCTAATTAAAACATTTAAAAATAATAAACTATATCACGATACTTTTAAAAACAAAAATAAATGTAATTCATCTGAAATTAGATTTACTAAAGTTTTAACAAAATATTCAACCGAATATAATAATTCGCTTTTTATACAAAAATTATGTCAAAAACTAGGAATGGATAAAAAGGATTTGTTTGGATTTTTTATTGAACTTAGCAATAATCATGAAAATTCTGAAATTATTAGTATTCTTGAAAATTCTGAAATTAGTAAGTTAGATATTAATCGTATTTATAGGTATATCGAAAAATATATTAAAGAAAATGCTACTGGAACTGCTGATAAGGAAGTTGATGATGATGATTGCGATTGTGATGAATTGGAATAATAAGTTTTTGTGTAAAAATCCGCTAAAGCAATAACATCAATAAAATAAGTTTTAGAATTTAAACTATAGAAAATTTTATAGTTTAAATTTATATTTTTTATCTTACTTCAACAGACTCAAACTTTTTATTATTTGAATGCTTCATTTCAAATAATCTTACGTTTCTCTTTTCTTCCCAATTAGAAATTGTTTGATCGTCAATTTTACATTGTAAATGGTTACCATAATGTTGAGGAGAAGTATAAAATAGAGTATTTGATCCATTTGCACTTGTGCATTCTCCTGTTGCTAACAGGACCTTAAAAAATAAATCTTCGTCACATGAACCTACTATATAATTTAGATATTCTCCTGTCTCAGCATCCCTAATACGATTACCTGATATACCGGAAGTATAAACCTCAATTTTTTTGTTATAACTTCTTCCATCCTTTTTAAAAGCTTCTCTGTAAATAACATTATATCCTTTATCCATACGCTTTGTTTTTTCAAACATTTTATTTACATCATGAACATCATCATCATTATTAGGGTCTACTGAATCCCAAAAATCGTCTTGATACATTATATCTTTATAATATATACTATATATATATCTTTAAACCATTTTATGTAATATTTATTGTTTGACAATTATTACCTAGTTCTATTTTTTTTCATCCTTACGTTTTTCTATGTGCCCTTTAATTAATTGTGTAATTTTATTATTAAGATATGATAGTTGATCTTTTAAGTGATTATTCTCAAACATTAATTGTTGTATTAACATCTTTTGATCATTTATTTGTTTTTCAATCATTTCTGGATTGTTCATTATTGTTATTTTAGTGATTAAATTTTCATAATCTGCTTGCTGTTTCATTAATTCTTGCATCTTATTCTCTCGGTCTATTTTAATTTCGGCCAATTGTTTTTTAACATCAGGTTTATGATCTGGCTTACCTGGATCATATTTATCTAATAAAGCATCTATATCTTCCATAAAAAATTTTAAAATATCTGGCTCTAAAACTAAATCCTTCGGAAATAATGATGTTTCATGAACATATGGATTAGGATTTTGTTTTAATAATTCTTTTTTATCAAATGAGTTATGATTATGAGAAAATACCAAGATAGATTTTATTGATTCTAATTGAATAAAAGGAACTGTATATTCTTTTAAAAATTTTCTCTCTTCTGCTACAGAAGATTCTTCATCAAATTTTGTTTCTTTTAGTAACTCTTTTTTAAAAGCAAATGTTGCTGCGGTTGCGTGATTTGGGCCATACGGACCAAATTGTAATATTTTATTTATATGTTTAAAATAAATACACACAGCACTTGAACCTGCACACAAAGCTTTGCTTCCACGTAATTTTTCTACAGCATGTTTTACTCTATCAGGAGGGTAATAATCATCATCATCCATATAAACAATAATATCACCTGTCGCCTTTTCATTTGATAAATTTCTTTTTTTACCAAGTGACATTTTTTCATCATACTTAAAATATTTTACATAAGGTAAATGAGCTACTAGATCTTCAATTTTATCTGTTCCATCATCTATAATAATCCATTCCATTTTATCTCTTGGATATGTTTGATTTTCAAAACATTTTATTATTATAGGAATAAAAGGACGTCTATTAAATGTTGGAGTGCATACACTTACAAAAGGATGTTTTGACAATTTTTTATCTTTACCCATTTAAATTACTTAAATAAATATTATTTAAGTAATATTAAACCAATATTATTTTTATATAATTTTCATTATATAAAAATTGTTAAGACCATCTCGCTGGTCGAGCCTTTGGGCGTTTGTAAAACGTATTTCCTTAAGAAATGTAAAAAGTTATAACATGGTGATTACTCATCTAATAACATTAATGCCATTGCTGAGTAATTATGTAAATCAATTAATGTGTCTCTAATTCCTTCATCATTTATTAAATTTACACCATTTTTTGTTATAGACATATAACGCTGTAATTTATCTTCTATTCTCATTAAGACACCTATAACTCCATATTTGGAAAATGCGTCACCATAATCCATATTTTTTTTAGCAAATAATTCTAATGCATCATTTTGAATTTTTTTCATCTGTTCTACCCTATTCATGTTTATAATAAATATTTTTAAATATATTTAAATCGTTTTCCTATTTAATTTTCTATGTTTTCTTGTGTTTTTTGTATGTTTTTTATTTCTTCTTGATTTACTTCTTGATTTACTTCTTGATTTACTTTTTGATTTACCCCCTGTTTTCTTTATAGTTTTATATAAATCTGTTGGGTTCCCTGGTTCTTCTAAACCATATGACATTATTTTTTGATGTATTTCAATCGGCAATTTTGTATTTTGCGTGGCTAAACTAACATCTCTTGTAAAATTAATATTTTTTTCTTCATTTGCTAATCTATTTTCATCCAATTCATCCATATAGTCTTGTGCTTCTCCTAAAATTTCATCATCAATCCAATAATCATGATGAACACCCTCTTCAACTAAATCTTGTTCTCTATTTTTAATAACTATTTGTAACATATTTTTAAGTTGTCTTAATGTTGTTACTTCATTTATATCATTTGGTTTAGGATATGTATTTTGTCTAATAAACTCTATTATTTTAGTTTTTGGTGTATAGTTACTCATATATAAAATGTAAGATAAATATTTACAAATTTACATATATTTTCCTATTTTTTTTAATTGTTTTGTTATATCACCGCCACCTTTTTGACCAAATATTAAATTATATAATAATCCATGTTTTTCTTTATAAACAGCAGGACATTTTTTTATTGCTTGGTCATAACTTACTGATTTTGATAAATTTGTTTCTTTAACAGGATTAAAAATATCTATTCCTATTATTCCAAAATATATTAATACAAGAATTAGAAATGAAAATATTCCAGGAATAGTTCCTAAATTTGAAAATGCTAATAATACAACAGCTATGCTAATTATAGATACAATTGTTAATTTATAATGTTTTAAGGTTTCTTTTATTATTGATAGAGATGATATTTGTTTACCATTCATTATAGCTTTCATTAATAATGTTGAAATTATTGAATTATGAAAAAATATCATTGATAAAATAAAAAGAATAGGAAAACCTAATATAAGTATAAAACTAAATATTATTGTTAATAATACTCCAAAATACCAATTTGATGGGCTAAAGCTAAAAAAAAGTGTAACATTTTTCCATTCTGGTTTTCCAGCGCCTGTATCATTTGTATTTGTTTTAAAGAACCATGACATATTAGCAAACCATAAATATATTAAATAAAAAATATTTATAAAAATTCCAAAAATATATAAAAACCCACAAATAATTGGTCCAATCCCAATTATAATTGGTTCAATAAATGTATTGTTCATTAAATTCATAATAATGTTAATTGCTGAATAATTAAATTGTATTATGGATTCAAAAATTGAAATAAAATAATTTGCTAAAAAGTTAGATGAAGGTTTCTCTTTATAATTTTTAAATATTTCAATAAGTGTATTTTTAGAATTTATATCGTAAGGTATTTCTATTTTCATAGACATTTCAGGATCAGTAAATGTTGTAAAAATGTTTGTTTGTATTGGACTTGGATTAATTGTTGGCTGAGCATCAGTATAAGGAGCGCAATTCGGTTCAGTTGGTAAAATATTAGATTGTGCTATTTTACACATAAATAATATTAAGGAACTACCTGAAAAATAAAAAAAAATTATCACAATCACGATGAACAAGTCAAAAATAAATTTTAATACTTTAGAACTATATTTTTCTGTTGAATTGGAAGATGAATTTTCTTTTTTTTCATCTATAATACTTGTATCATTAGAATCTGACATTACTTATATTTAATTGATATAAAAAATTTAATATCAATTTATTATATGAAATTTAATATGTTTTTACCACTAATTGCGTTAATTTTATTATTTATTATTTTCAATATGATTAATTATTTAGTTAAAGAAAATTATATTGTTGAATGTTTTACAGATGGAGCTATTCAAGAAAGTTCCAAAACTAGCCGTACTGTTAATTTGCCCTTAAATACAACGTATAGTTGTAAAAATTTTTGTGGTCCTAATTCTCGATGTGCCATAACTGGCCAACAGTGTTTTACTGATATTGATTGCCCAGGTTGTAACCCATATTCACCACCACTCCCTAAAACAAAAGATTGTATTCCTGGTAATAATGATGCTGGAAAATTAACATCAGGAGTAAATCCTACTTATTCCCCATTAACAAGTGGTTATGGAACTAAAGAGCGTATAATTACAAAAGATTTGTATGCTAAACCATCACATCCGAACTTTGGTTCTAATACTTGGGGTGAATCATTTAATGAAGGACAAGAACTATATAATAAGCGTTATAAGCCTAATCAACTACAATTTATGCCGAATTATCCTCCTATGTATAGTATAACTGGTGAATTTATAGGTGATGGTCCTTTACCATCTAATTATTAAGTCTTGTGAATTGCTACTTCTTTAGCTATATTTCTTATTATTTTGTCTTGTTTTTCTATATCATTATTTCCTGAACCACCCATAGCTTCTATTACTAATTTACTATAATGATCTGAATATTTCGAATCACTATAATTACACCCTGGATGCAACTCTTTGTATTTTGGTAAAAGCTTTTCATTTTTGTATGCTACATTTTTAATAGCTTTACGCAGTCGTTGTTTTTCATCATTATCTTTTTCCCATTTATCTTCATCTTTGATGTAAATAACTTCGCGTTTTTTGTCAGCGCAATGAACAGGTCGTTTATGCACATCTAATGCTTTTAGGTTTTTGACAATAATATTTGATATTCCTTCTACAAAGCCAAGTTTTCCGACATCCTCTAAATCTGATAATTGTAGCTGGAGGGAATCTACAAAATCTGTAATATTCATGGCATCTTTACATGTTTCGTTTAAAAACATATTTAGATTAAATGTTTTATTATTATTATTATTAGAATTAATCATAGTGTTATTATTAGTAACCTTATTCATTTCTACAAGCTTGTTAGTTAATTCTTGATTCTGTTTTTGTGTTTCATTATTTAATGATATTAGTTCTTGATTTTGTTTTACAACCTCTAAAACAAGGTTAGTTAATACTTTTAAATCTCCTTCATTCTTGTAGTAGTGTTCAAAAACGGCGTTTTTTTGGCAGTTTTCTGCTCTTTTATGACGCGATAATCCTGACTTATGTTTATATATATTTCCACATTCGCATTTATATATTGACGATAAATCATAAGGCGTTTTTGTGTTATCATTTGTATCATTTTTGTTATCATTTTCATTTTTTTTGTGTTTTGGTCTCAAAATATGTCTAGACCAATCACTTTTTTTACAGCATTTAAAATTACAAAATTCGCATATAAAAAATATGGCGTTTTTTAGGCGTTTTTTATTACCATCCATTTATCTATAATGATAATAAAAAACGCCTAAATAGTTTTTATATTAAAATATAAAAAAAAAATTATCATCACAAAATGAAAATTATTTTTTTTGTAACCACATGATAATTTTTCATTATGGTCACAATTCACGCATTTTTCATAAAATATCTAGGCTTTTGAAAATTGGACATTTTTTTTGTCCATTTTTAAAAAGCTAAAACACTTTTCATTTTTTGAAATCAGTATTTTTCTCTACATGTGTAGGAAACTTTTTTAACCTTTTTTTTCAAAAAACAAGAAATTCCCTTCATGCTCTAGAGGGAGTAGTATCTCGTCTTTAAGTGGTAAAAATAATATATATTAAAAAACTTATTTAAAAAATATATTATTAAGTTGCATATAATAAACCAGCATTTCCACCAACAAATATCACCATATTTACTCTCTCTTCAATTAAATACATATTGAAGTTATAATCATAAATTCTCCATGTTGGCTTGTTTATTCCTACAATATCACCTGTATTTGGATCACAAATTGTTAACACTTGAGCATATGGATCTGCTGGTGGTGTTATTGTATTAAATTCCAATTGAACATTTGTAAATCTACTCATATTCATTGCGCCTGATGGTTGGACTTTTAATGGGTCTGTATCTAAACAGAAATTATAACAATACAATCCTGGTGGTGCGAATCCATGTGTTCTTGTATATTTTTCTACAAAATTATATACACCAGCTGGTAAAGTATTCTCCCTATATTGACCATCTAATAAAATACCCATTGCTATTAAAATTTCTTTTAAATTTTGTGGATTATAAACTCCTGTTGTGTATAAACCTGATAATGTACCATCAGGATTTAAACCAGGACCTAAAAATGGTTGAATAGGTGGAGGCCCGGTATTTGGATTTGGATAATTTCCTGCTGTTGGGGCAAATGTTACATCTTGTGGCATATAATCATAAGGCCAATTTGTGTAATTTGACCATTGATTTCTTAAATTAACATCACTACGTTGGAAATAAAACATCCAACTTATAACCATACCCAATGAATCCAAATCAATCTTATTTGACCCAGTAACATTATAGTAAGGTTTTTCATAAATTTGTCTAATCAAGTATTTTTGTTCATTTTTCGCAAAAATTGTAGATTCATCATCTGAGAGAAAAGCATAAGTACAATTTAAATGTATATCAGCAAACCAATTGGTTCTGGTATCTACATATGATGTAGGACCTAACTCTACATCTGGCGGAGTTTGTAAAAATCTGTAAAATTGCATATAGAATTGATTGAAATTTGGAGCAACAACCGGATAATTATTTACATAATCCTTTACATCACGAATTGTAAACCATTCATTTATTGGTCTAAATGAAACATTTATCCATAATTCATTATATTGAAGAGCAACCAATGGAAATGCTTGAGTAGGGAGAAGACTAAACCATGAACCTAGTGGAATATATAAAGTTCGGCCCATAATTGAGGGCTGAGCTCCAGCAGGACTAGTTGTATAAAACGTGTTTGGATAAGCATTTACACGAGCTCCGGAATTTGCCGGATCATTTAATTCGGAAACATTACCAATCATATCATTAAATAAATTTAATTTTTGTTTACTAAAATCCCTCCTAGCTGAATTAAGAATATATTGTCCTGAATATTGCTGTAATTGTTGATTACCACAATTAATTGTAATTTTACTTATTATTTGAGCACCTAAATTTTGTATCCAAGCAAAATTATATGGTGCCCAATCTGTGTATATAGTTGTTCCATCTGATTGTGTAACCGCTTGTGGTGGCATAATTGGAGACCAAATATTTGGTAATGTTATACATATATAGCAATCCATAAGTAAATCTGCATATCGTTTTACTTTAAATGTAAAAGTGCTTTCGGTTGTTAAACTTAATGTAGGAGTACCTTCATAATCAAGTCTAAAATTTTGTTTTCCATAATTTGTATACTTTTTATAAGTACATTTAAAAAAAGATTTTTCTGGGTTTGAATTTAAAATTACATTTTGATTTCCTTGCGATATTAATTGCATTAATCCTCCAGCCATATTTAGTATATAATAGTATTTTTTTTTAATTCTTTATTTCATCATAATATAATTTAATGATTCTTTATTTTCTTTATTTTCTTTATTTTCTTTATTTTCAATTCTTTTGTACAACATTTCACGAAACGTAGTGCCTTTGGAACACCGATTTTATATAGTAAAAATTATATAAAAATAATTTATTAATATTACCTTAATGAATAACGAAGAACACATTAAGGAATTAAATTGTGAAATTTCTAAATCAAAAGGAAAAATTAAAAATAATATAATATATTAATAATGTCAATCATCGAAACAACAACCGGTTATTTAAGCGCTATTAAAAATATGGATACAGATTTATTGAGTAATATAATAATCATATTTATCGGTATAATTTTAATTATTTTTATAGGATATATGATTTATCTAAGAAGACTTGAAAATTCTACATGCGATTATATGAATTCGTTATATCCAAGTGTTGATGGCAATTTAAGACCAATTACTTCTAACGACCCAGATTGTAGTGGTAATTTGTTTGATTATTATATTAAAACTGCTTATAATGCTTGTAGTGGTGGTTCATATAAAAACGACTTTGTTAATATATGTAACCTTAAAGCAGTTATTAAACAAGGCGTTAGATGTTTAGATTTTGAAGTTTATTCGGTTAATGATCAACCTGTTGTTGCTACAAGCACTTCAGATAGTTATTATGTTAAGGAAACATTTAATTCAGTTAATTTTGGTTCTGTTATGGATACAATAAGAAATTATGCTTTTTCTGGTTCAACATGTCCTAATCCAACTGACCCCATTATTATTCATTTAAGATGTAAAAGTAATAATCAAAATATGTATTCTAAATTAGCAGATATATTCAAATCCAATAATGATATTATGCTTGGTATGAAGTATAGTTTCGAAATTGCAGGAAAAAATTTAGGAAATGTTCCTTTAATGTCACTACAAAATAAAGTTATTTTAGTAATGGATAGAAGTAATCCTGCATTTATTGAAAATGAAAATTTATTAGAATATGTTAATTTGGCAAGTAATTCTGTATTTATGAGAGAATATAATTACTATAATGTTAAAAATACTCCTGATGTTAATGAATTAACTGATTTTAATAGACGTGGAATGACTATAGTCACTCCTGATAATGAAACAAATCCTGCTAATCCTAGCGGTTTGGTTTGTAGAGCTAGTGGTTGTCAAATGGTAGCAATGAGATATCAATTTGTTGATAATAATCTTACGGAAAATGCTTTATTTTTTGATAGAGCAGGTTATGCCTTTGTACTTAAGCCTGCTGATTTAAGATATCAACCTGTTAAAGTTCCGGCTCCAACACCACAAAACCCAGACTATTCTTATGCTACTAGAAATTCATCAACCGATTACTATAGTTTTAATTTTTAGCATAACCATTCAACAATATTAGCATGATACATCAAATATTATCTTTTACACTATTTCAAATAAAAAAGAAATGGAAAAGCAAACAATCTGTTTATTTTACAGAATGTAATACTTTCAACCACTCAAATTTAGGATAATTTTGTCTCATTTTTCTTTTCGGTCGTTGTAATTTATTATATTATTCAATTTTATTTTAATCGAATAATATAGGAATGTCTAAAAATAAAAATCTATGTAAAAATTTATCATTTTCTGATTGTGAATTAGCAATATTACGTATGGCAGTAGATGAAGCTGAAGATAAAATGGGTAGGCGTGTAGTTAATTCAGATGATGTTCAAAAAATTATAGATATAGTTGAAGAATTTATCAGACATAAGAAATTGATTTGTTATGGTGGAACTGCTATTAATAATATATTACCTGAAGAAGATAGATTTTATAACAAAGAAGTTGAAGTTCCTGACTATGATTTCTTCTCTCAAAATGCTTTAAGTGATGCAAAAGAACTAGCAGACATTTATTATAAAAAGGGGTTTTTAGATGTAGAAGCAAAATCTGGACAACATCATGGAACATATAAAGTTTTTGTAAATTATATGGCTGTTGCGGATATTACTCATATGCCAAAAGAAATATATAATATTCTTAAAAGAGATGCTATAAGTGTTGATGGATTATTATATGCTCCTCCTAATTTTTTAAGAATGTCTATGTATCTTGAATTATCTAGACCAGCAGGCGATATTAGCAGATGGGAAAAAGTATTGAAAAGATTATCACTTTTAAATAAGAATTATCCAATAACAGATATTAATTGTAACGAGGTTAACTTTCAACGTGAAATGGAAAATAGAGAGAATGAAGATAAAATTTATGACACTACTAAAAACGCCTTAATAAATCAAGGTGTAGTATTTTTTGGTGGTTTTGCTAACACTCTTTATTCTCAATATATGCCAAAAAATTTAAAAAAAAAACTAGAAAATATTGCTGATTTTGATGTTTTATCTAACAATCCTGAAAAAACTGCTGATATTATCAAAGAACGATTACATGATAATGGTGTAAAAAATGTAAAAATAATAAAACAAGATGCAGTTGGAGAGATTG